GATTGGTATTACAACCGCAGGAGATAACATGAATAGCTTCTGTTATAACCGTTTGAAGTATTGCCAAAAGATTTTAGATAAAACCGTAACAGATGAGCAATACTTTGTATTTATTGCGAAGGCGGACGAAAGCGAAGAAGGCGAAGTGGATTACACGGACCCTATTCAGCATGAGAAAGCCAATCCGAACTATGGTGTGACAATACGACCAGAGGACATCTTGAACGATGCTTTGCAAGCTCAAAACGATCCGCAACAAAGGAAAGACTTTTTTGCCAAGTCATTGAATGTATATACATCTGCTATGAGAGCTTATTTCAATTTAGATGAGTTTAGAAATTCGGATAAGAAATACAATTGGACGATTGAAGAGCTTGCTAAATTGAAAATAGAATGGTTTGGCGGTGCTGATTGTTCTAAGCTTCATGATTTATCAGCAACTTCATTAGTTGGTGAATATGAAGGTACACAAATAATCATTACACACGCGTTTTTCCCTATTGTTATGGCTCATAAGAAGGCGGAAGAAGACGGAATACCGTTGTTCGGCTGGAAAGATGATGGATGGCTTACAATGTGTAATACGCCTATTGTAAACTATGATGATTTAGTTAAATGGTTTGTCGATATGAAGAAGCTAGGTTTCAAAATCAAACAGGTTGGTTTTGATAGGAAATTCGGACAAGATTTCTACTTAGGTATGAAGAAGCAGGGTTTCAACATTGTGGACGAACCACAACTATATATGCATAAGTCTCAAGGTTTCAGACATATCGAGCAAAGAGCGAAAGAAGGTAGATTGTATTATTTGCATTCGGATGCTTATGAGTACTGCATACAAAATGTTCGAGCAATTGAAAAGGTAGACGACGCTATCCAATATGAAAAGGTTATGCCCGAACAACGAATAGACTTATTTGATGCCTCTGTTTTCGCTACTGTAAGGCAAATTAAGAGCAAAGAAAAGGCAAGTAATGCTTCTAGTTGGTTAAACAATTAGAAAGGAGGTGTGAGAGTGAAGTTTTGGAGACGAAAGAAACAACGATCTGCTTTAAATATACCAATTGGTTTCGGTGACGTTGATGCAGTAGGGTACACTCGTTTATCTGATAATCCAGATGTACTAATCGCAGTTAATAAAATCGCTGACCTTGTTTCTAACATGACTATTCATCTGATGGAGAACACAGAGAATGGAGACAAACGAGTAAGAAATGCTTTATCTCGAAAGATTGATATTGAACCACACAAGAATATGACCCGAAAAGCGTGGATCTATAAGATAGTTCGAGACTTATTGTTATACGGTGACGGGAATTCGATTGTGCATATTGGTATGGACGTGGAAACAGGCCTTATTGCTGACTTAACACCATTTAGCATGGGGAGTGTTGGTTATTTAGAAGTGCAAGGCGGTTACTTAATTGAGTATGACAGTCAGAAATATACACCTGATGAGGTTATCCACTTTACATTGAACCCTGACCCTAACTATCCATATAAGGGGACGGGCTATAGAGTCTTATTAAGGGATATAGTGAAGAATTTGACTCAAGCCAATAAAACAAAGAATAACTTCATGAGTGGAAAGTATATGCCTAGCTTGATTATCTCTGTTGATGCTATGACAGAAGAGTTATCCAGCGCTGAGGGTAGAGAGAATATCTTAAATAAGTATTTCTCTGAAACAGCAGGAGGGGGCAAGCCTTGGGTTATTCCGGCTGACTTAATCAAAGTTGAGCAAGTAAAGCCATTGTCGTTACAAGATATTGCTATTAACGAAGGTGTTGAACTAGATAAGAAAACAGTAGCAGGGTTACTTGATGTGCCTGCTTTTTTTCTTGGTGTTGGAGATTTCAACAAAGAAGAGTACAACAACTTTATTAATACTCGAATTTATTCAATCGGTCAGATTATTGCTCAAACACTTACTAGAGACTTGCTTTATAGCGGCAACTGGTATTTCCGTTTAAACCCACGTAGTTTGTACAGCTATAACTTAAGTGAAATGGTAACAGCCGGAACACAAATGGTTGACCGTAACGCAATGAGAAGGAATGAGTTAAGGAACTGGGTTGGTTTAGATCCAGACGAAGAAATGAACGAATTGATTATATTGGAAAATTATATTCCATCTGATCAATTAGGAAATCAATCTAAGTTGAAAGGTGGTGAGAATAATGAATAAACGACACTCTTATTTATCAAGTGATTTGAAAATTCGTTCTGATGAAGAAAAAGGGGAGGCGTATATCGAGGGGTATTTCGTTGTCTATAATCAACGCACTGAATTATGGCCTAGTGTTTATGAGGAAATTGCACCTTCTGCTTTAGAGCGTTCTATAAACACTGAAAAAGTAAATGTTATAGCTTTAGATAATCATGATACTAGAGTTGTGTTAGGTAGTGTGGAAAGCGGAACATTAGAATTGAAATCAGATTCTCACGGACTTTACGGAAGAGTGAAAATTGATTTAGAAGATCCGTTCGCAAAGTCTGCATTGCGCAAAGTACACACTGGAAAAGTACGTGGTTGTTCATTTGGTTTTTATCCGAAGTCAGAAAGAGCAATTAGTAATGACGATGGCACTATGACTTACCGAGTAGAAGATGCTGATTTAATAGAAGTATCTATCACAGCATTTCCAGCATATCCACAAACAGAAATTGCAGCACGTCAAAAGGATATTGAAAAAATAAAAAAACAAAAATTAGAACAGCGGAAAAAAGCATTATTAGAAAGGATGAAGAATTAATGGGAAATCCAGTACTTATTGGTGTTAAGGTGCAAATGAAGCGTAGTTCCCTATCATCTGTGGAAGGTAAAATTACTGAGTTAATTGCTAAACGCAGCGAGTTAGAAGGGGCTATCGAAGGGATTGAATCAGAGGAAGATTTTGCTGCAGTTGAGGCTCAAGTAAACGAAAACGAGGATGCAATTAAAGCTGCTGAAGATGAAAAGTCCACATTGGAAAAAGAAATTGAAGAACTAGAGGGCGAATTAGAGGCTTCTAATCGTAAAAAACCAAATCAAGGAGTGAAAAGAAATATGACACAAAAAATCGAAGTTCGCGAAGGAATTAATGAGTTTGTACGTGCTAAAGGTTCTGCTATTCAAGAGCGTGATGGTTTTACATCTGTGGAAGGTGGAGCGCTTATTCCAGAAGAATTATTAAAACCACAGGTTACACCAGTAGATGGAACTGATTTATCCCAAGTAATTAATACTACAAAAGTAAATAGTGGCTCAGGAAAATATCCAGTTATCAAAAAATCTGGTAACAAAATGGTTTCTGTTGAAGAATTAGCAGCTAATCCAGAATTGGCAAAACCAACAATCACCAATGTACCATATGATATTGCAACATACCGTGGTTATATCCCAGTGTCTCAAGAGGTAATCGATGATGCAGACTATGATGTTACTGGGTTAATTGCAGATGAGATTCGTGATCAAGAGTTAAACACTAAAAATCACGCAATTGCAACTGTATTGAAAACTGCAACTGCTAAAGCAGTAACTGGATTTGATGGTTTGAAAGGTGTATTCAACAAAGATTTAAAACAAGTTTATGCGAATAAAGCAAAAGCTGTTATCACTGCATCTCTTTATAATGCACTAGATACTACTAAAGACGAAAATGGGCGTTACTTATTACAAGATGATGTTACTGTCGCTTCTGGTAAACGCTTGTTCGGTCGCGAGGTAGTGGTTCTTGATGATACTGTAATTGGTACAGCAGCAGGAGATTTAAAAGGGTTTATTGGTGATCCGAAAGCATTCGCTACACTATTTGACCGCAAGCAAGTTACTGTGAAATGGGTAGATAATGACGTATATGGTCAACTTCTTGCTGGTTTCGTTCGTTTCGATGTCAAGAAAGTAGATGCGGCTGCTGGTTTCTATATCACTTACACTCCTGCTCCTGCTGGTGCTTAATCCTTTTGAAAGGATGATGAAATATGAAGTATGTTGTAATTGAGCGATTTAGAGATTTACAAGATAACGAACATGTTTACGAGGTGGGGGACAAGTTCCCTCACTCTAGTAAGCGTGTCAAAAAAGAAAGATTAGAAGAATTAAAGACAGTAAAAAATAGGATTGGAAAACCACTGATTCAAGAAGTGGGTGAGTAAATGAATATGCTTCTCGATTTATTAAAACTAGATTTGGGCATCACTCATAATGTGAGAGATGCCTATTTTTCTAATTTATTAATTAGCGCTCAGAATGAATTGGCCATAATGGGAGTAGACGTTTATTCATCTTTAGAAGAAGATCAAATGTTAATTATTGATTACGCAGCATGGACTTACCGTAAGAGACAAGAGGATATTCCTTTATCGAGGAATCTTAGGTTTAGAATTAACAATCGATTAATTAAAAAGGCGGGTACAAAAGATGTCTAAAGATGATATTTTGTATCTCGTCTCTGAAATAGT